CAACATTTTTATTTACAGATGTGAGAGGGTTTACTTCGTTAAGTGAGAGCGTGGAACCTGAACAAGTCACGTATATTATGAACAAAGCCTTAACTGCACAACAGTCAGCTGTGCAAAAACATAATGGTATGGTAGATAAATATATTGGTGATGCCATGATGGCTATTTTTAATGCACCACTAGATTTAGAGAATCATGAAGACAAAGCTATACAATGTGCTATAGACATACAAAACAATATGGAAGAGTTGAACAAAGAATTGACTCAAGAGGGTTTACCTGAAGTTGAGATAGGTATAGGTGTAAACTCAGGAGAAGCTGTCATAGGCAATATGGGAAGTGATAATAGGTTTGATTACACAGCCATAGGTGATGCTGTCAACACAGCTGCAAGACTAGAAAGTTCTACAAAAGAAGTTGGTGAAAACTTAATTATAGGAAGTAAGACTAAACAAAACAGCAAATTTAGGTTAAAATTATTAAAGCCTATACAAGTTAAAGGTAAAAAACTAAAATTAACCATATATACGGTGTAAATTATGAAAGGATTATTAAAGAATATAGTTGGTGCAGTTGCTCCCACAATAGGAACTGCGTTAGGTGGACCGATGGGCAATATGGCTATGGGTAAAATAGCAGAAGTGTTAGGTGTATCTAATGATCAAAAGTCCATACAACAAGCTATACAAAATGCCACACCAGAGCAAATGCTAGAACTTAAAAAAGCCGAACAAGAGTTTGAAGTGCAAATGAAAGAACTTGATGTAGACGTATTTAAGTTAGAAGTGGCAGATAAACAAAATGCTAGAGGTATGTTTAGCAAAGATTGGACTGCTCGTATTATTGGTTTAGTAACTATAGGTGGTTTTATGGGTTATATATTTTTAGTAACTGTTCAACCACCAGAACAGAACAGCGAGGCACTTATTAATTTAGTGCTTGGTTATTTAGGAGGATTGGCAAGTGCGATTATTTCGTTCTATTTTGGAGCATCTCACACTAACGATAAAGGAGAGTAGTATGGATATATCAAAAGAGGGTTTGTCCCTAATTAAAAAGTTTGAGGGTTGCGAACTAGAAGCATATAAATGTGCAGCAGGAGTTTGGACAATAGGTTATGGTTCAACCAAAGGTGTAAAAGAGGGTGACACTATTACCCAAGAAGAAGCCGATGAATTGTTATTGCACGAAATGGAAGAATACGAGGGTTATATAAATGACTTGGTTGAAACCAATTTAAAACAAAACGAATTTGATGCTTTAGTATCATGGGTGTTCAATCTTGGTCCAGCTAATTTAAAAAGTTCAACTTTATTAAAAGTTTTAAATAGTTCACATCCAGATTGGAATGATGTACCAGCACAAATAAAAAGATGGAATAAAGCTGGTGGAAAAGTTTTACAGGGTCTAATACGTAGGCGTGAAGCTGAAGCTTTGTTGTTTGAAGGTAAGGAGTGGCACGAGGTTTAATATGCCATTAACTAAATTTGTACTAAAACCTGGAATAGATAGAGAAGGAACCTCATATGACACAGAGGGAGGATGGTTTGACGTAAATTTAGTTAGATTTAATAAAGGCAGACCACAAAAAATAGGTGGATGGCGTAAAGACAATGAAAACACGTTTTTTGGAACATGTAGAGCATTGCATTCTTGGGTGTCTCTTGAAGGAACAAAATATTTAGGGTTAGGAACGACTTGTAAATATTATGTACAGGAGGGTGGAACAACTTATACTGACATAACTCCATTACGTTCGACCACTGGTAGTAATGAAATATCTTTTTCAGCCACTAATGGCAGTTCCACACTCACGATTACTGACTCAGGACATGGTGCTGTAGTAGGTGATTTTGTAACATTCAGTGGATGTGTGTCATTAGGTGGAAACATAACAGCTACAGTATTGAATCAAGAGTATGAAATACAAACAGTGACTAGCACTAGTGTATACACTATAACAGCTAAAGATACGTCAAGTGCAACTGTGACAGCTAACGCTAGTGATTCAGGTAATGGTCAAGGAACTGTGATTGGTAAATATCAAATAAATTGTGGTTTAGATGTCTATGTAAGTTCTACAGGTTGGGGAATAAACACATGGGGAGCAGGTGGATGGGGAAGCAGTTCTGCCTTAACCGCAGCAAATCAGTTACGTTTATGGTCGCATGATCATTTTGGTGAAGATTTAATTATGAATCCGAGAGCAGGTGGTATTTATTATTGGGATGAGTCAGAACACACTTCAGGTAGTCAAACAAGAGCGTTAGAATTAGCTAACAAAACTGGAGCAAATTTAGTTCCAACAGTTGGTCTACAGGTTATAGTGTCAGAAACAGATAGACATGTCATAGTTTTAGGTGCAGATCCTATAGTAGGAAGTTCTAGGTCTGGCAGTGTAGATCCTATGTTAGTGGCTTTTAGCGACCAAGAAAACGCACTAGATTTTGAACCTTTAACAACCAACACAGCAGGCAGTTTAAGGTTAGATCAAGGAAGTTTAATAGTTGGTGGTATAAACACTAGACAAGAAACATTAATTTGGACTGATACAGCTTTATATAGTATGCAATTTATTGGACCACCATATACATTTGGTTTAAATCTATTGAACAGTTCTTCTGGGTTAGCTGGTCCAAAAGCAGCAGTAAATACTCCTGCAGGTGTGTTTTGGATGGGACAAGAGAATTTTTATGTTTATACGGGGAATGTTAAAAAAGTTCCTTGTAGTGTGTTAAGCTATGTATTTGATGATTTTAACGACTCGCAAGTGTATAAAGTTTTTGGTTTCAGTAATAGTAGATTTGATGAAGTAGGTTGGTACTATTGTTCCAGCAGTTCTAGTGAAATAGATAGATATGTGATGTATAATTACGTAGAAAACATATGGACATATGGTCAATTGAGTAGAACAGCATGGCTAGACCAAGGCATAGTTAATTATCCAAGAGCAACTGCTAACAACTATTTATATCAACATGAATTTGGGTATAACGATGATGGCAGTCCTATGACTAATGTGTTTATAGAAAGTAGTGATTTTGATATAGGTGATGGTGAACAGTTTGCGTTTATAAGTAAAGTAATTCCTGATATTAAATTTTTAAACAATAGTGGTGGAGGTAAAGTCAACATTGTATTAAAAACTAGAGATTTTCCTGGAGATACGCTTACTACTAACAGCACTAATGCAGTAAGCAGTTCTACACAACAAACACACGTAAGAAGCAGAGCCAGACAAGCAGTTTTAAGGTTGGAATCTGACGATGATGATGTTAACGCAAATAATGATACTGGATGGAGAGTTGGTGCAACTAGGTTAGAGATTAGAAACGACGGAAGAAGATGAGTAGATTATTAAGCACACGATTACCTGTAGCAGACAATGAGGTTACAGCAGATACATACAACAGATTAGTACGAGTGTTAGAATTAAATCTAGGTTCTTTTAATCCAGACAATACACGACAAATAAATACACCTGAAAGAGATAAACTATATTTTGATCCAGGAACAATTATATGGAACACAACTATAGAAGTTTTACAGGTTTATACAGGCAATACTTGGTTAGACATAGGAACACCTAAATCTCCCAAAGGTTTTCAAGCTAACTCTAGTGTTGGTAAAATAACAGTCACACTCGATGGTGACACAACAATAAACATATAGGTGAAACATGGAACCATTTTATTATAATTGCACATTAGACAGAGTTATAGATGGAGACACTATAGATGTCGATATTGATTTAGGTTTTAACGTGACGTTAGTCAAACAAAGAGTTAGGTTAGCTGGTATAGATACACCAGAAAGCAGAACTCGTAATCTGGCTGAAAAAGCATTAGGGTTAAAAGCTAAAGAAAGGTTAAAAGAGTTATGTGGTGAGAAACTGCAGGTCAAGTCATTAGGTAAAGGCAAATATGGTAGGATACTAGGTATTCCGCACACTATAGAGGGTAAAGACATATGTGCTTTACTTATAGATGAAGGACACGCAGTAGAATACCAAGGTGGTAAGAAAACTAAAGTTTGGGCGTAATAGCTTTCTGTAAAAGTAAAGGACTTTATTAATTTAATTAATCATTTATTATTCCCGAATAATTAAGTATGATTACAATATCAGTCCAGAAGCTGCAGCTTTACAGGTAAAGCAATAACCTGCGAATATAATAACATATATCGGAGAATAATATGCCTGGAGTTTCGAGTACATCGAGTCCAAGACAGGGAATACTAGGAGCAGCAGAGTTTCTAGCATCAAAAGGTAGGAATGGGGACACTCAGCTTACACACACGACCACAGGAGAAACTATAGTTCCTGAGGAGCTATTGGCAAAAAATCCAAATTTAAAGAAAGATTTACGTTTAGCTTTTGAAAACGAAGATATTCCTATGGAGCAATACGTTGTAGGCTCTGGTATTATGTCTGTAAACCCAGAAACAGGATTATATGAAGCTGGTTGGTTAAA